GATTCTGGGCCTCGCCGGGCCGGGCGTGAAGATCGCCGGGCTGGCGACCGTGACGGTGATCCACCCGGACGACTTGGCCGACCGACTGCTCGACCGCAAGCGTCACCCGTCATGGCAGGGCAAGCGGATGAAGCTGGTTTACGAGTGGCCAGAGGCGACCGGGCTGTGGGACGAGTACGCCGAGCTTCGCAGGCGCGGCCAGCGAGACGGGGCGGGCACCAAGAAAGCCGACTCGTTCTACCGCAAGCATCGCAAGGCGATGGACAAGGGATCAAAAGTCGGCTGGCCGGCCCGCAAGCAATCCGACGAGCTGTCGGCGATTCAGCACGCGTACAACCTGCGGATCGACCGCGGAGATGCCGCCTTCGCGAGCGAGTTTCAGAACGAGCCGCTGGTCGATGCCTCCAAGGCGGACGGCATCACGGTTGCGGACGTGCTGGCCAAGCCGATCAACGTCCAGCGGTGGGTCGTGCCGACGGGCCTCGACACGCTCACCGCGTTCGTGGACGTTCAGCAGCAGCTGCTCTACTGGGCCGTCGTGGCGTGGGGGCACCAACTCCGCGGGCACCTCGTGGCCTACGGAGCCTATCCGGATCAGGGCCGCGCGTACTTCACGTTGCGGGACGCCAAAAAAACGCTCTCCAAGGCCCACGGTGCCAACGTCGAAGCCGCGATCCACGCCGGCCTGGAGGAAGTGGCGGCGATGCTGCTCGAGCGGGAGTTCGCCCGGGAGAACGACGACGCGGTCCTACGGGTAGGCCAGTTGTTCGTCGATGCCAACTGGGCACAGACGCAGGGCGTGGTTCGCGACTTCGCCCGGCGGAGCAAGTTTGGGCCGCGAGTGCTCCCGACCCACGGCCGGTTTGTCGGGGCGACGAGCGCCACGCTTTCCGACAAGGCTCCGGACCGTGGCGAGCGGGTCGGAGCGAACTGGCGAACGAGCACGATCCAGCGGCAACGGCACGTCCTCTTCGACACCAACGCTTGGAAGACGTTCGTTGCCACCCGCATGAAACTCCCGGTGGGCGATCCGCAAGGCTTCACAATCCACGCCGGCACCCACGACATGCTGGCGGAGCAGCTCGCGGCCGAGGTGCCCGTCCGGGCGGAGAGCAAGATGCGGATCGTGGACGAGTGGCGGCTGATCCCGGGCCGCGACAACCATTTGCTCGACTGTGTGGTCGGCACCGCCGTCGCCGCGAGCTATTCGGGCCTGTCGGCCGTGGGGGCCGCGTCCACCGTGGGCGGCGACCGGAAGGTCATCACCCGCGAAGACATGGCCGCCGCGCGGGCCAAGTTGCTTGAAAAAATGGGCCGCTGAACCGGGATTTACGGCCGTCCCCGGGGCGGCACAATGCAAGCATGGAACGCGTACCATACTCCGAAGACGAAGCCCAAGAGGCGTGGCATTGGGTGAACCGCCACGGCCCGAGCAACGCGTGGACGGCGAGCTTCGGCACGGCTGCGCGGATGATCGGCCGGCTGCTCGAGGAGCGTGAACGTCTGACGAAACAGGTCGAGTCGCTTCGGGCCACGCTTGCAAATCCCTTAGCGAAAAAAGCAGCCGGCTGGAGCACGGCCAGCAAGTCAGCGGATCTGGCACACCCGGAATCCGAGAACGCGAATGATCAGGAGCGGCGAACTATGAGCGATGACAACACCAACCGGAACGCCGAGCCGTCTCCTGCATCCGCTGGTTCGCTGTTCATGATTACGGTGCCACTTGGCGACGGACTGGTTGGTATCAAGTGGATTGAAGACGAGGACAAAACGCCCGGCATCCTGATGCGAGCTTTAACCAAGCCATGCGACATCGGGGCCATGTCCCCAAAGGGCAACAGCGAGAACTTCGGCGTCTTCGTCCGTTGCCCGAAACTGGAGTCGGCGCAAGTGCTGCTCAAAGTGGCGCAGGAACTTTGCGACACACTGAAGGCGAAAGAGTAAGCGCCGGTGCCGGAATCATGAGCGACCAACTGCCAGACAGCAAACTCCCATGGTGGGACAACCACTACGAGGGCACGTACTCCGACGATCCGGAGGACGGCTACCCGTATGACGTCGGCACAAAGGTGCAGGAGTGAACACAGAAACACAGCGTCGGCTGCCGTTCATGCCGCCGGTCGCGTACTGCAACCGGTGCAACAGCGTGAAAACGTCGAACGGGCCGTGCCGGCAGTGCGGCAGTCCGGAGTTTCGGCTCGTCAAGCCGTGAACCAGCGGAGGACACCATGAGCGGATGGCTGATCGCACTCACCGGCCTGGCCTACGCCTACGTGGCGTTCGAGCAAGCGCGCAAGGGCAACGTCGCGATGGCCGTCGCTTACGCCGGATACGCGTTTTCCAACGTCGGCCTGTACATGCTCGCCCGCTGACGAGGGATGGAAGATGGACGCCCGTACAATGGGGGTACACGGAGGACAACGTGCAAATCACCCCCCCTGCTCTGCCTGAGATTCAAGGGCTCGACTGCGCCGCGATGCAGTTTGTCGGGGCGGCGATCGCAGAGATGGCCACGGCCGGGGTTGCCGTGAAAATCCTCGGCGATGAGTATGCCAGCATCAAGGGCGCGCGAGTCGAGGGGTATTTTGACGGGGACGCTCCGGAGTTTGCGGTGGCTCGCGGCCGCGACGAGCCAAGGCTTTGGCTGTCGGTATTCCTGCACGAATACTGCCACTTCGTGCAGTGGAGGCACGACACGCCGGCGTGGGCAGCCAAGCTATCCGGCGACGTCTGCCCGCAGTCGATTTTCGACGCCTGGCTGAACGGTGCCGTGGAGATGCGTCGCGATCAACTGGAATCGGCCGTTGGGCTTGTGCTCGGCTTCGAGCGAGAATGTGAGACGATCGCCATCGGGATGCTCGAGGGCATGAAGCGGCCCATCATTGATCCGGTGTGGTACACGATGGCCGCGAATGTCTACCTCGGCTTCTACGGCGTCATTATGAAAACCAGACGGTGGTACGATAAATCGCCGTATTCTCGGCCCGACGCTGGGGTGTTTGACTATGTGCCCGGCCATCGGCTTTGGACGATCGAAGAGTGCATGGATCCGCCTGCCGATTTTGTCGAGGCGATGATTTCTGCCAGCTACGAGGCCTCCGCGGCATGAACATTGGTACACTGGTGGTAGGCCACTCCACCGGAGCTACCAGTGCCAAACCCGACCGACATCGTTGATGCCGTCGCCGCCAATCTTGCGCAGCCAAGGCGGGCTCGCACCGACGCCGGCGAGGTTGAACAGCACGAGCTTGATCAGCAGGTCGCTGCGGCCCGATTCGTGCTCGACGCACGAGCGGCGCAGGTGAACCCGTTTGCCTGCCTACGGATGGCGGCTATCGAGAGCCCTGGAGGAACCGGCTGATGGGGCTGTTTGGAAACCTGCTCGGCCCGTCGCGGCACTCCATGGCGGCGACGATCGACGCGCAGCGGCAGACGCTCGTGCGGATGATCCGCGCCCGCTATGACGCGGCCTCCGATACGCCGCTCAACAAGCGGCACTGGGCCGGGGCCGACCACTACTCCGCCGATGCGGCCCTCTCGCCGTGGATCCGGCGGAAGATGCGTGCCCGGGCACGGCACGAAGCCGCGAACAACGGCTATCTGGCGGGCATGGTCAACACCCTGGCCACCGACGCGATCGGCACCGGCCCGCAGCTGCTGCTCGACTGCGGCCCCGACGCCAACCAAGACCTCGTGGCTCGCGTCGAGGAAAACGTCTTCGAGTGGCACCAGGAGATCGACGCCGCCAAGAAGCTCCGCACGATGCGGATCGTGAAGGCCCTGGACGGCGATGCGTTCGCAGTGCAGACGAACAACCGCAAGCTGCGGCACGTGCAACTCGACATTCGCACGGTGGAGGCGGAGCAGATCGCCGACCCGGCCACGCGGTTCGAGATGGGCGGCAGCGTCGACGGGATCCGGTTCGATGACGATGGAAATCCTGCCGAGTATTTCTTACTGCGGCACCACCCCGGTTCGACGCATTACGGTGTCACGCTCGACGGGCAGTGGATCGCGGCCGACAAGGTCCATCACTACTTCCACGCGACCCGCCCGGGCCAGCATCGCGGGGTCGGCGAGGTGGTGCCGGCCCTCGAGCTGTTCGCGATGCTTCGCCGCTACCAGTACGCGGTGGTGACGGCAGCCGAGACGGCGGCCGACCTGGCCGTGATCCTGAAAACCACGATGCCGGCCACCGGTTCCGCCGCTGCGATCCCGCTGGCCGAGACGCTGCCGCTCATGCGTGGGATGGCCCTGGCGGCCCCCGAGGGGTGGGAGCCGTCCCAGATGAAAGCGGAGCAGCCGACGAGCACTTTCGATGCTTTCGAGCGGCGGATCCTCATGCAGATCGCGAGGTGCCTGAACATGCCCTACATCGTGGCCGTCATGGACGCCACGGGGGCGAACTACTCGACCATGCGGGGCGATTACCTCGTCTACCGCAAGCACCTTGCCGCCGAGCGGGCCGAGATCGAGCGCGTGATTCTCGACCCGTTGCTCGAAAAGTGGATCGAGGAGGCGACGGTGATCGACGGCATGATCCCCGACGGCCTCCCGCCACGCGACCGGTGGACGTGGCGGTGGCGGTGGGATGGCTTCGAGCACATCGACCCGCTCAAGGAAGCGAACGCGGAAACCGTTGGCTTGGCTGCCAAGACCGTCACGCGAGCCGAATCGTGTGCCCGACGCGGCAAGGATTGGCGGCAGGTGTTTCGGCAGCTGGCCGCTGAACAGGCCTACGCCGAGGAGCTGGGCATCGACATCAACCCGACCGACGACTGGCAATACAACCTCGACAAAACGAACAAGGGCAACCAGCCACAGACACAGGACCAAGACGCATGAGCCAGAAAATCACGATCTCAGGCGAAGCCACGCTGGTCGAAGCCCCGGTCCGGGCCGATGGCTCTGGCGAGGCCGGCGGCAACCCGAAGTTTTCGCTCGTGGGCTACACCGGCCGCGCCATCCGGCAGGCGTGGAGCCGCACCCCGCTGGTCGTGGACCTGGCCGGGATGGACACGACCAGCCAGCCAATCGCCGTAATGCTGGGCCACACCTACGATCTCGACCACGCGGTCGGGCAGGCGTCGGACGTGGTCAACAGCGGCACCGACCTCACGGTCGGTACGGAGGTGATCGGCGACGGCCCGGACGTTCAGAAGGCGATCGCCCTGGCCCGCAAGGGCTGGAAGTTCCAGGCGTCGATCGGGGCCGATGTCGGCCGGATCGAAAACGTCGCCTCCGGCGAGAGCGTTGAGGTGAACGGTCGCCAGTTCTCAGGACCGATCAGCGTGGTGCGTGCCAGCGTGCTCCGCGAGGTGTCAATCGTCTTGTTCGGTGCAGACGCCGCAACGTCTGCCGCGATCGCTGCGGAAGCGAATGATGGAGGTTTCTCTATGGCGGACAACGCCACCCAGACGCCTGCAGAGCCCGTCAAGGCCTCGGCGGAAGCCCCGGCGACGGTCGCCGTGGAGAACGTGAAGGTCGAGGCGGCTGCGCCGTCCATCGACGTCAACGCCATCAAGGCCGAGCTTCTCGAGCAACTGCGGAAGGAAGTGAAGGCGGAGGCTCTCGCCGGCATCCGGGCTGATCGCCCCGCTGCTCCGGCGGTGCATGTGGCCGCCAAGTCGGAGGAGTCCGACGCCGTCATCACCGCGGCGCTCTGCCTCCACGGCGGACTGCCAGACGTCGAGAAGCACTTCGACGAGCGGACGCTGGAAGCGGCCAGCAAGCGGCGCGGCATGGGGCTCCAGGAGATGATTTTGCGGGCGGCCAAGGCCAACGGGTTCGACAGCGACGTGTACAAGCTCAACACGGACGCCGCGATCAAGGGAGCGCTTCGCGCGGCCTTTGACGGGCCGTCGATTCGAGCCGGGTTTGCTACCCACTCGATCGCCAACGTGACGAGCGCGACCTACGGCAAGTTCCTCCTCCAGGGGTACACGGCCGTCGAGTCGGTCTGGGATCGGATCTCGCTGGTTCGGCCCGTGAGCGACTTCAAGGCCGTGACCGGCATCCGTGTCAACGGGGCCTTCGAGTTCGAGGAGGTTGGCAACAGCGGTGAGCTGAAGTCGGCTGACGCGAGCGACGAGGCTCGGTCGTTCTCGGCGAAGACCTACGGGCGGATCAGCACGATCACCCGGAAGGACATCATCAACGACGACCTCGGCGCTCTGACCGTGGTTCCGGGCCGTCTCGGCCGTGGTGCCGCGACCAAGCTCAACAAGGTGTTCTGGGCGGAGTTCGAGGCCAACAACGCCACGTACTACTCCAAGAAGACCGCTGCGGCCGGCAACGCCTTCTCGATCGACAGCCTCGAGGCGGCCGTCACCGGCTTCTCGAAGCAGACCGATCCGGACGGCAACCCGCTGGCTGTGTCGCCCGAGATGATCCTGGTCCCGAAGGATCTGGAGATCCCGGCGATGAAGGTCATGGGCAGCCAGCTGCTCATCGGTGGCTCATCGGTGTCGACGGCGTCCAATATCTTCGCCGGCCGCTACCAGATCGTCCCGAGCTTCTACCTGTCGAGCACGTCGACGTGGTGGCTCGTGGCGAACCCCGGCGCGCTCAACGCGATGGAGGTGCTGTTCCTCAACGGGAACCGCAACCCCACGATCGAGCAGGCCGAGGCGGACTTCGACGTGCTCGGCATCGCTGTCCGCGGCTACCACGACTTCGGCGTGGCCAAGGGCGAGCCGAAGAGCTGCTACCGGATGGCCACCGCCTGATCCGGCGTAACGTGAACCGTGCCCGGGGGCTGGCCGACCAGCCCCCGGGGTTTCGACATTCCAGATTCCAGAAACAGAAAGGTTGGTGATCCAAATGGCTTCGTATGTTCAGAAGGGTGACACGATCGACTACACGCCCTCGGCCGCGGTGGCCGTTGGCGAGGTCGTGGTGATGGGCACGACTGGCATCGGCATCGCCGATCGGCCGATCGCTGCCAACGAAAAGGGCGGCCTGGTCGTCGAGGGCGTCTTCGATCTCCCGAAGGCCACCGGCGCGGTCACGCGTTTCGCGAAGGTGTACTGGGACGCCACCGCCGGCAACGCCACGACGACGTCGACCAGCAACACCCTGGCCGGGTACGCCGTCGAAGCTGCCGCGTCCGGTGACGCCACTGTCCGCGTCAAGTTGATGCGGTCCTAGTCCTGTTTCGGGCTGGGGGTCAGCCGCATGGCGGCCCCCGGCCCGGATGGTGGGAGGCTGTTGTGCAGGACGTGATCGCGGAAGGCGTGGCGTGGTTCGAGGCCCAGCGGCGGCAGCACATGGCGGTCAATGTGGCCTACAAGGGCCGCGACGCGGAGCAGGCCGTCACGGTGCCGGCCACCATCGGAATGACGCGGTGGGACTCGCTCGACGCTGCCGGCCAGATGGTGCGGTTTGAGACGCGGGATTTTCTGATCGGCGTGGCCGACTACGCGGCCGATCCGAAGCGTGGCGACACCATTACCGAAACCGACTACGCCGGCACGGCCCGCACCTACGAGGTGTCGGTGCCGGGCGGCGCGAACAACCCGTGGGCCTGGGCCGACCGCGGCCAGCGGATCCGCCGGATCCACACCCAACTCATCGACACCACTCCCCCACCCTCTCCGACAGGGCCGTGACCAATGCCGTTTTTCAGCCTGTCTTCGCCGTCGAGCGGCAACGCCACTCAACTGCAATCGCGGCCGGTGAGCACGACCGGCCCGGCGGCCGGCGAGGTGCTCCTGTGGAACGGATCGGCGTGGGTGCCGGGGGCCGGCGTGACCGGCCCCACGGGCGCGGCGGGCGTTGACGGGCCGAAGATCTACAGCGGCGTCGGTGCCCCGTCGTCCGGGCTGGGCAGGAGCGGCGATTGGTACATCGACGCGTCTGCCACGCCGGTGCTCTACGGGCCGAAGGCAAGCGGGGCGTGGGGCACTGGCACGTCGCTCAGTGGCCCCACGGGGCCGGCTGGTTCTGCGACCAACCTGAGCAACGTCGCCGCGACTGCTCTGGGCACAGGGGCGGCCGGAACGTCGGAGCTCGCGGCGCGGGCCGACCACGTGCATCCGTTGCCGTCTGGCGTGTTCGCCGACCTGGTCAACGGTGTCGTGCCGTCGGCGCAGCTGCCGAGCTACGTCGACGACGTCCTCGAGTACGCCAACCAGGCGGCGTTTCCGGCGACCGGAGAAACCGGGAAAATCTACATCGCGATCAATGCCGGATCGTCGCCAACGGTGTTCCGGTGGAGCGGGTCGGCCTACGTGCAGATCGTCGCCTCCCCTGGCTCCACCGACGCCGTGCCGGAGGGCACGACCAACCTCTACCACACAACCGACCGGGCTGCCGCCGCCGCGCCGGTGCAATCGGTCGCCGGCCGCACGGGTGCCGTCACGCTGTCGACGAGCGACGTCAGCGGGCTGGCGACGGTCGCGACGAGCGGCAAATACTCCGATCTCACCGGAACGCCGTCGGCGTACTCGCTGCCGACGGCCACGGCTTCGACGCTTGGCGGCATCAAGGTGGGGTCGAACCTCACGATCACGGACGGAGTGCTATCGGCCTCCGCCGGCGGTGCCACCCTGTCCAGCGATCTGCCAGAGCCGCTAGGCATTCATACAGCAGGCATATCGTCGCAGGCAGCCAGGTCTGATCACGTTCACCAAATGCCAACGGCGGCCGACGTAGGGGCGCTGGACCAAAACTCGATCATTGACGGTGGGGACTACACAGGCGTGATAGTCGTCCCCGAAACGCCTGCGATCACCATCACGGCGCAGCC